ATGTACAGATCTATTTATCAGACCAAAAACGGTAAATGGCGTGTAGAGATTGGCTTTGATAAAAATACAAGGCCTACAAAAATTTGTGAGACTGAAGCTGCAGCTAAACGCTGGGCTAAAGAAAAAGAACGAGATTTAATTTTAAATGATGCAACCCAAAAGGCTATTAAGAACAAAATAGTTATTACGATGCGTGAAGCACTGGGGCGTTATTCAGAAGAAGTATCGAGATTTAAAGCTACTGGAAAAAAAGAAATGCAAAGGATCCGCTATTACCAGGATAATTTGCCTAACACCGATTGGCCATTAAGTGCTTATAAAGGGGAATTGCTAAAGCAATGGGAGAGTGCTGTTACTCAACGCACGATTAAACCTTTGAAAGCGTCCACCATATTGCGTGACTATTCGACGTTATCTGCTTTCTTTAACTGGTGTCGAAAGGATAAAGGGTGGATTGAAATAAACCCTGTCGAAAATATAAGGAAGCCTAAAAAACCACCTCACCGTGAACGCCGGACAGAAGTTGAAGAACTACAAGCTATATTAACTGCACTAAAATATAAGCCTGGAACTGTGCCAACTACAAAAATGCAGGAAGTAGGCTTGATATGGCTTATTGCTATGGCCACTGGTATGAGATCAGGAGAGATTGTGAACCGGTTACCTGAGCATGTTTTTCTGTCTAAACGTTATGTACAGTTAGATAAAACGAAAAATGGGATGGCCAGAAAAGTTCCTCTAGATGATTTTGCACTACAACTATGGACTTTAGCTTTGAAAATTAATCGAAAAGGAAGCCCAAAAGTTTTTACAGTGTCAGATTCTTCACGTGATGCACTGTTTAGGAAAGCGCGAAAAAAAGCCGGATTAGAAAATGCAGATTTAACTTTTCATGATTCACGACATGAAGCAGCTTCACTTATGGCCAAACGCATTAAAAATGCGCTGACCTTGTGTAAGATATTTGGGTGGAAGGATCCAAAGCAGGCTTTAACTTATTACAATCCTACCAATGATGAAATATTAGATGAGTTGAATAATTCTTATGGTTTAAATAGGCTACTTTTTTAATAGAGAAGTAAGTTAACTTTCTTCTCTATTTATATTCTTTTTAAACTGGATCATTAGTTAGAGTATTTAAGGCATTAGGAATAAATTTTTCACTAAAGCCTGAAAAGAAACATATACTCATCATGAAAAATATTCCTGTATTTCCATCTTTGATGTTTGAAAAAATAATTTCAGATGATAATAAAACAAAACAAGCTAAGCCGGCTATTACGGCAATAATATTTCTCTCAAGTCCATAAAGAAAATACATCCATTTACTAGTTGCATGCATAATAAATATTGATTGTGATTTTAATGAAACGGAGAAAAATCCACCGATACTCGCAAACATTGAACAGTAGAGAAAACTTAACAATAATGAATTTGTTTTAAAATATTCAATTTCTCTATGTGTATAAGCATACATTGCAAGACTGATAGCTAAAAGTGTTATTGCCAATGCTCCGCATAAGTACGCAAGTCTTCCCCATAACCTTCCTTCATATTCTTCTTTTAAATCCTTGGTAATTTCTTCAAAAAGTTTATTTACCTCAGCTTCTTTATCTGGTTCATGTAAAATTATTACAAGAGCAGATGCTATTCTTTGTTTATTGAGAGGATTGTCACCAGATTTATATAAAGCAGTTTTAAGCTTATCAAAGTTATATTTTACTTTGTTATATGCTTGAACTAAGGTGTCATCTACCTCTTTTTTTGTATAAATAATAACTTTCATAGATTGATGAATATCAGCTTCAGTTGTATCGTATACTAGGTACTCATCTCCTCTTGCATATATATTTTTAATAGTATAACCATTAGTATCTTTTCCTCCTACTTTTAGAGACTCTAAAGTTTCTTGTTGTTTCTTTAAATATTGTTGTGCTTTTAATTCTTCTTCGGATAAATTTTGACTTTCAGTCAAGTCTAAACTTGTTACTTGTTGATTCATAATAAACTCCCCTGTATTCGGAGGGGGATTATAAGTATATTAATTTAATAGTCTATTTATTTATTTTTAGAAAATGGGGTTTACACCCCAATTTTATTTATTAGAAACAAAATTATTATACTTAATAATTCTTTTATCAAATGCCATCCCAAAGCTTATGATATCTGTGGCTTTCCAACGTGGAACAGTACGATCACCTGTAGCTGAGGTTGGTAACTCTCGACACGGTGGAAAGTTTTCATTACTGATAATATGGCGCTTTGTGTAGTCCAAAGAATATTTAAAATAACTCGCAATGTCCTGTTCATCCCACAGTTGGCACTCTATCGGAATAATTGGCTTAGCATCAATTTGCTTTAAAATTTTACGAAGTACTTTTTCTAATAACACTTCTACATCCATATATTTACCCCTTTAAACTCTCAAAAGTTGAAATCCATTCTTCACGGTTTAAGCCTCGGTCAGCATCGCTTGGGAAAATGCCAGAAATGAAGTAACCCGTTTCTGTAGGTGATTTTTGGTAGCTTGAAGCAATGATTCTAACGAACTCACATCGCATGGCTTTAACTGCTGCATAAGCTTCATGTGCGATCGGGTGTGTTGGAGTAACGACACGTAGGTCGTTTTCTTCTTCATCTACAAACGGCAACGCATTTGGGCTTAATTCTTCTATATTCATGCTTGAGGTGCTCCAAAACTTGGGTTGGTAAAGATCCAGCATTTCACTGTGTGAGAACGATCTAAATTGCTTGAGTCATCGCCAGTAACGTTCTTTACTTCATCTGCTGGGTATTTGTTTGACCGCACTGTTTTGTTCATTTCGATGAACTTATAGCGACGGCTGTTACGTAATAAATTTTTCATTTCTTTGATGTCGGGAAGTACCTGGTAATTTCGCGCTGCGACCTTGTAAACCTCGTTTAAATTGATAGCCACTTGCTGGGCATCTACCTCGTAATGGTTCAAGCTGAAAGCAGGGCTACGGCTACTGTTGAGGTATTCGTAAGCGTCCCAAAACTGCTCAACAAGAGGGTGGTCACCATTGAGTTGATTAACTCGTTCTTCAGCCATTGCAAGTAGCATTTCTTTTGCTGCTAGGACTTCATCAATATCGATAACGTCTTGTAAAACATGTTTGGCCAAAGCATCGACTAGAGCCGAAACTTGAGCATGACAAAGTGCGATACGAGTATGTGTAATACCGTTGTTATGGAACTCGGTTTCTAGCTCCTCGAGCTTTCGTGCATAGGTTTCTAAAATCTCTTTTTCGTTGACTAGGCAATGTGTCATGTAGGTGCACGTGTCTTCGATATCTAAACGGTCGAGTTCGTCGACAATCCGTTTTGTTTCTAAAGACTGGCCTTTACGGTCGAAGTAGATGTGTAAAGTACGTGTTAGAATCGCTTCAGAAGCCTGAATCTGGGTGTTTTGGGAAATCATGATGGCTCCACGGAATGGTGGCTCATATGTTTCATTTCCTGCTGTTTTTAAGCCTTTTGAACGGATTGCACGGCCGTTGTATGCATCTTTAAGTTCATCCCAACTAAACTTGGCTTTAGCGACCGAATTACCGTTTTGGTCGTTACGGTCACCCTCGATGAGCACAACGGGTAAATTAGAGATTTGAGCGAAGTTGCGGTAAATCGCTACGTTGGTAGATTTATTTGCATCAAAGCCTTCATAGTCTGCACGGCCAGATAGCTTCCACATAAACTCGATTAAGCGTGATTTACCTGCACCGGCTTCACCTACAATTTCAATAAATGGAAATGAGCTGTGCATTGACCGGATCTGCTCTGCAAAGTACGAACCCGTCCACCATGCTAAGGCGATTAAACCTTTTGCACCACGCACCCGGTAAAAGTCTTTCCACCAAGTCGCTTTAAACTCTTTTTTCGGGTTTAGTTTGATAGAAGGGCTACCAGCTAAAGTTTTTAGTTCTAAACGGCCAAGCTTGTAGAAATCATGATCATTTATGTGGATAACGTTTCCCTTATACACTGCATGTTTTTCAAAGATGTAGGCTCCATATTCTTTGGTGTACCCCATAAAATCTATTGTTTTCACTTCTCTTAACCTTTCGGTGTTTTGCTTCATAAACGTTAAAAGTTGATGGTTGTTACCTGTCCACCAAGCCCCTACATGCACAGATAGTAAACGTGGACCAAATTTACCCGGTGCAGAGATGTGGTCTGCGGTAAAAGTAGCTTTCATTTCGTCGTCTGACGTAGAGATCTGGAAGTAATACCAGGACTCGTCTGTTATTTCGTTTCGCTGGAAATACAGTGGGTTTAACTGGCGATTACAAATTTCTGAAACAGCTGAACATTGCTGAAGGGCAAGTTCACGTTTTTGACTATCGAGCAAAAAGTCGCGTTCTGGGTCTGCTTCAATGCGTTCGAGTTCTTTGCTGTATTTATCCATGTCTAAATTGAACCAATACAACCGATAGTTATGGTTGAAATAAAACGTTCTACGTCGGCCGTCATTGAAGTTGTAGATGAGTAAACCAGCTTGCTCTGGAGTTTCTGCAATGTGAAGCTCTCCATAGTGCTTGTAGGTCTTACGGTTTTCACTGTGCAGCTGGTCACGCATGTAAAGATCGTTCCAGTCCAAACCACCTGAAGGTGGAAGGGCAGCGGTCGAGTCCCAATGGTTTTGAACAGCTCTTAAATGAAACTTACGGATAGACTTTTTGCCAGCTTTGTCATTATCAAATGCCCAGCGAATACGTGGCTTTTGACGGTTTAACTCATGACAACGGTCGGCAATTTGCTTCAGCATTTTTTCCGGATAGTTTTCTGTAGACATGGTAGCTATAGAAGGTTGTCCAGAAAGGGAGAGGGCAATAGCGTTAAAAATACCTTCAGTGACCCAAATAGATTGGGCATTACAGAGCTTGTCTAAATCATCTAGTGACCAAGCTAGGCCTTTGTAGTCCCCCATAAAGTTAGCTTTTTGACGGCCAAAGCGTTCAGGGCGATCTATAAAACGTTCCCAGTAAACGCCTTCAGCGAGTTTAAAGCGAACGGTTGCGGTAACTAGGTCGGGATATTTACGATCGTTCCTAAAAAGCTCTTGGGTGTAGGTACCTTTTAGCTTTGAAACGTCAAACCCACGAGCATTTACTAAATAAGCATCTGCTGCTGCATGAGGGTTTTCCGGAGTGCGAGGGAAATCTTTAGACCAGTCTTTAAAAAGGTCATCACAGATTTCCTTAACGTGCTCTTCATAGCCACATTTGTTTAAACGACCACATTTCACTACACGTGGTGTTTCAGCATGGGTAAAGAGTTCCTTTTTCCCACATTGAGGACATAGACCTTCACGATACCAGTCGCCAACCTTTTTAAAGTTGAATAACTGATTGAGTCTGTCATCAATGCGTCTTTGTAATACTGACATTTAAAACCACGCGTGATTGTTGGTAACTGTTTGAGAATGTGAATATTTTGTTTGAGTTTGTAGCTTTGTAAGCATTGCGAATTGGCTTTGATTACAATTGCTCGTCTTTGCGCGGTTCTTGTAACTCGGGGTGATTTTTCACCATAAAATCACGGATGTAGATGGCAATTTTTGTGTCCTTTTCATACGCAATTTTCTTGAGGACTTTTAACTGAGCTTTGGTCCAACGGACTTGAGTAAGTTCAGTGTGTTTAGGTTTAGTTTGAACATTTGATGTAGTCATGCGAAAATCACCATAAATCGTACTTAGATACTTAGTGGTATTAAATTTAGTACTATTTATGGTGATTTACAAGTGCTTTTAAGGAAAAAGTATGAAAAATGGTGATTTTTCTAATCGTGGTGAACGTTTAAAAGAAGAACGTAAGCGCTTGGGTATTGTTACGCAAGATGAGTTGGCCGAGATCTTAAATGTTAAAAAGAACTCAGTTGTGCGTTATGAAAAGCACAACGCACCTTTAGACACTGACCAGTTAGATTTACTTGAAGATCATGGGTTTAACATTGCTTATATTCTGTGGGGGGCTTCAGAACTGAAGAGCAGTGAACTGGCAGAGGATGAAGCAAAGCTGATTCAGTTGTACCGTCAAACACGTGAAGAAATGCGTTCGGGGTTAGTCTCTATTGCTGAGACTTATGCAAATCAATTTAAATAAATTATTATTTTCGAAGAACTTTTATGCGTTATTTTTTTGTCCTACTGGGATTTGGTGCAATTATATTTTGGCTATTTTTCCCTAAAATTTTTAAATGGTGGGTTTCTGATTATTTAATTGATCCTCCGATATCGTTTGAGGCATATACTGCTTTGGGGCCAATTGGCGATATTTTTGGTGTATTAACTGCTTTATTTACATCCCTTACATTATTTATTGTTTTATATTCTGCTTACTTACAAAGGGAAGCAAATAAAGATGTTAGGGAAGCGATGGAAAACCAGCTTGAGATGGCTAGAACTTCACTGGAAAAGCAATTAAAACAAGCTAAAATTTTATCTGAAGAAGCTTTAAGTAAACAAACTCTTCATCATGAAGAGCAGCTATTAAAAGCAGAAAAAGCACTAGCAGCTCAAGAGAAAGAAGCAAAAGATAACGTTTTTTCTAATAATTTTTTTAATTTATTAAATTACAAAGAAGAGCGTTTGAAATCTTTATATATTTTACAGGGTGATAAGAAACTAGATGCTGATACTATTTTTTATAATATTCAAAAGGAATTTCAACTTATTATTAAAAATGTTTTTGCATCAAATCCAGATCCGGAAAATGAAGAAATTATCACTCCTTTATTTAATTACATGCGTTCATTAAGTGGGGAGTGCAATGATAAAGTTTTATCTTATTTATCTATTTATATAAGTTTAATTAATACAATAAAAAACTCACATCATGATTCAAAGACAAAGTGGCATTTTACACAAATCTTATGTGATTCTATTCATGTAAATGAACAAATAGTTTTTTTTGCTATTAGCCCTGCTGTTCCACGCTTTAAAAAGGCATTAAATAACAGTTTTTTATTTGGAGTTTTTTATAGTGAAGATATTGGTTTATATGCAAAAAAATTTCATGAAAGAAATCATTTTTGGTCTAAGCAATTAAATGCAGCTTTTTCTGATGAGTTAAAGGATAAAAACCCGGCCTAAGCCGGGTTTTTTAATTCATTTGGCATGAACCGCGCGGTTAATGTTGACCACTTGGTGGTGTAGCGTGTTGATGATGGCGCTAAATTCTTGTTCTTTTAAACCATCATCGACTTTCATTTTTGAAAAGGCAAAAAGTAAGTTTTGAAGGTTCTCAAGTGGATATTCAATTTCTTCCAGTATTTCTTCAGCCGTCATTTTCTTATGGCTTTTAACGTCTAATGTTGAGTGCATTTCTCCCCCTGTCTATTGATCATGGGTCTATTTTCTTAAAATCTGCTTTGAAAATATAGGTGTTGGCGACACGCTGTGTCGCTTATCTGATTGATATTATGAAATTTTCCATATCATTAGCCTTTCTCAAGTGCTGGTATGGGGTATTTTTTAATATCGAAGATCCAGCATTTCACTGTTTTGTAGGTCACTCCGCTATGCACAGCGTGGTTGTGTTGCATGTAAACAGGGAAGGGAGCACGGCTCTGCATGAGGATGCTAGACAGTTGATTTTTTGGTGGTAAACCCTCAATGCACTCGTAGATCTGCCCAAGGTTAAACGCTAGTAAGTTTGGTTTTCGGCTATGGTTAAGTTTATCTATTCCGTAGTTGTGCACAGAGGCCCAGAAGTCTTCTAGGGTTTTATTTTGAATGAGATTTTTAGACTCAAGCGTTAAGCAGTTAATGGGTAAAGTTTCACGGCATAGATTAGATTTGTTGTGCCAGATCACTTCAGCGCTTTCCATGTAACCGTTTGGGTCGTAAAAGATTTTACTGACCGTGTAGAGTGGCCCACCAGATTTGAGCTGTACAACAGCGCCTACGTGGATTTGGTCGTGGTTGCCTTGCGTGTTGTAGAGCATGGCTGCCATGTGGTTAAAGGTGTTGATGTAGGCTTCTTTGATTTGTGCTGCTTTAGCACCTGTAAAACCCATAACCAAAAAAATAAAACCATCTTTGGTCATTTCATAATATTTAGATTCGCGAGTTGCGCCATTGCCAATTTCAACTGTTTGAACATGAGCGCAAAAATGCGCTGATGTAAATTCAGATGAACATTCTAAACTTTCTATTTTACGTAATACGTCTTTATGTTGTTTGCCAAAAAGCTCGGCTACTTTGAGGCTAGATGTTTTGACTTGGTCGTCTTGAATAAATACAGCGTCTTCAACATATGCGATTGCGTTCATGGCTGTACTCCCAATTTGTTAGATTGAAAGAAATGATACAGAGCTTGAAGTGAAAACAAAGGCGCACAAGAGGTGTGCAAAAGGCGCGCAAAAAAATCATTCATGACTTAGGCTCCCCAAAACAAAGTTGAGAAGGTGAAGCCCACAATACTTATGAAGATTGCAGCATCGAATATGTTTTTGATGAGTTTTTGACGTTTGAGTTTGTGCTGGCGTTGTTTGAATGCAGCCAAGTCTTTGACTGGGGTATGTTCCAAAACAGAATTTTGAGTAGGGGAGTTCTTGAAAGCGAATGTTTTCATTTGCTTGTCCTTAGTTCAAGTTTAGTTTTAACCTGACACCATCTTTTCCACGAGATGGTGACAGACTGAACAGGGGTGGAAATACCGCGAACTAAGAAGCGGCCAGCCAAAGGCTGCCCTGCCCAGCCTGCCATAGAACAGCAAAGCTGAATTTTACGCAAAAAAATAGCCCGTAGACGGACTTTTGCGCGTCTTAGTTCGTTTTTTCAGGTTTCCACGCCTGACTAAAAAGACTTATGTCTATCTAGCGTTTTTACAGTAGCTTAGATACTATTACGCGTCAAGACTTTATAATAATTTTTGGGGTAGTTTAAATGGATCAGCAAAAAGTTAAGGCGAAGGATGCTTTAAAAGCAGAGCATGATAGAGCTCAGAATTTTATTAGTAAAAGAGCAAAAATAATAGAAAACTTAAAAGATATTAGTGCCAAAATTCAAGATGAAAATATTAAAACTTTAGTCGATAGAAATATTATTCCTAATTTAGAAAATTTTCAGAATTTATATGCTGATGAAAAAATTATTATCTCTATTGAGGATTTAATGGCTGATACTTTACATGATAAAGATGCCTACCTTAGTACTGGTGATAAAAGTCATTTAGCAAGGGTAATAGGTGATTTAAAAGCAGTTGATACATATCTTAATACTATTAGAACAGCACAGGGCGGTTTTGAACATTTAGTTAAAGAGTATTTGGCAAATGCTCAAGCAGCTGTTGCTAGTGAGTTATCTGGTTTTAGAAAACAACGTGCAGAAAGAGATAATGCCGAAACAGAGAGTATTTATGAAGAGGCCGTTGAACGATATAAAAAGCTCGAAAAGAAATATCGAAAATATTTTTATAGATGTATTTTTGCTGTTCTAGTATTAGCTCTTATTACATTATTGGGTAAAGAGAAGATTACACTATTATTTAGTTTATCTACTACAGAATATTGGATTTTAAAAGCTTCTATATTATTAGTGGGTATTACTCTAATTAGTTATTTTCTAAAGCAATCTTCTCACTATCAAAAATTGGCAGATCAAAACTATCAAACTCATGTTGAATTAAAGGCTTATCCAAGTTTTATGGAAAGTATTCCAACTGAGGAAGCTGCTAATGTGCGTAAAGAACTTGCACTTAAGTACTTTGGTCGAGAAATTGATGGGGCAGCACATAAAGACATGAGTAATTTAATCTCAGACCAAATGAAAAGTACAACAGAAATGGTTAAAGCAGTAACAGAAGTTATTAAAAAGCCGTGAAATCAGGGGAATACTAATGAAAAGTTGGGAACGTTGTTACGTTGAGTTTTTAGTTCGTATTGCTGAACCTTTGGGAGAACTTCCTGAGGGTTATTTTGTTCGAATTCCGTGATTTGGGGGATTACTTAATGTTTTTTACTGAAGATGAAGTAAGACAATTAAATTATTTTCCAGAATTTGCAAAAAATATAAATATTATTTATAGCAATAATAGAAATATTAATACTATCTTTAGTAGATATGGTACTACATTTGATGTGAGTTCATTGTTTGTTAACATTAAAGACTTCGTTATTAATTTTGATAAAAATATGTCAAGTAAGTTTATAATAACTGATGAGGTTGAGGAGGCGATTAGAAGACTTAATTTCCAAATTAATAATAATTATGATTTACTTAATAGTACTGGTACAGAAATTTTACATAAATTTTTTAATATATTTTTCTTTTTTTTATCGTCTATAATATCCATACGGGTTTCTGAACATCTAAGTTTATCAGAATATATTTTGCAAAATGATAGTGGTTTTGATGCTTTCTATTCTATATTTAAAAGTATAGCTCATGATGGGTATGATGCAACTGTACAGATTGATTCTAATAAAAAATTTATATTATATGATAATAAAATTTCTGAACTTGAAGAACAAATTCAAAACTTAAGAACTGCATTGATTGATGAATCAAATAAAATTATTGAACCAAGACGAGTTCAATTTATTGAGGAAACAAATAAGATAATTAGTGATTTTCAGAAAGAATTGAGTCAAATTCATGCACAATTCATTTTTTCAATTAAAGATGAAGCTGAAAAACTAGAAAAATCTATTAAGAGTACAGACACTGACTTCAAAACTACATTTGAAGATTATGATATTTTAAAAAAAATGGTGAATGCTAAAGGGGAACAGTTAATAACAGATCATTATGCTAAAAAAACATCTCAAGAGAAAACTGTCTATTGGTCTGCAACTATTACCACTATAGTAATTATTATTTTATCCATTTCATTGGCTATGTGCGGCTTAAGTGAGTATAACGAAAAAACAAATATTCCAACCTCTACTTTAATTGAAAAGTACAAAGATCAATCTGCTGAGAAAATTGAAAAGATTTATGCTATTGCTCAAAAGAATGCATTAATTTATTTAGTGTTACGTTTAATAATCTCACTGTTAATCTTTTCATCAATCATATATACAAGTCGAGTTGCTTATCGAGCATATGTTCATATGCGACATAGCGAAAATATGATGTTGAAGCTTGCTACATTAAGGCCATTTATTAATCAGCTGGAAAAAGAAGATCGTAATCAAATTCATAAAGATCTTATTCCAGACTATTTTGGTAAAGATGCTGGTATGGTGGATTCGACAAATGAGAAATTTAAAGACTTGCCTGCAAATGTAAGTGCAGTTGCCATGAAAGCAATTGAACAAATTTCTGGTAATGGTAATAGTTCTAGTACAGAAAAAAACGATAAGAAGTCTGAAGGTAGAACAGAATAAATTATAAATCTAATAATGAGGTGAGCTATGTGTGCGAACTACGAACCAATTTCTAAGGGCCGTGTTCACCTCTTAGACTTATTTGAACCTACCTTTGAATATAGCAATGACATTTATCCTGGTGCAGATTGCCCACTTATATTTTCAAATGAAGGCAATGTAGAGTGGCGACAAGTTAAATTTGGACTTGTGCCAACTTGGGCTAAAGACCTCAAAATTTGTCGCAAAACTTATAATGCCCGGACAGAAACAGTTCATGAAAAACCAAGCTTCCGTCATGCTTGGAAGAATAGCCAATTTGCGTTAATACCGGTCGATACGATTTACGAACCAAAATACATCGATGGCAAAGCACATTGGTATGGGATCTACCGTAAAGATGGAATGCCTTTTACCGTTGCTGCACTTTATGAAAATGCGAAAGTAGAAGGGCACCAAGTACGCTCAATGACAATGCTTACCATCAATGCAGACCATCATCCGTTTATGTCTCAGTTCCATGCACCGACTGATGAAAAACGCTCAATTATCGTGATTCCAGATAGCCTAAGAAATGATTGGCTCAACTGTAAAAATATTGAAGCGAGAGGTTTTTTCTTAGATATGGAACCTGACGAATACCTAGCACAACCTAAGGAGGAGTTGAAGAAAATCCGATCAAATGCGTAGTTGAGCGCGTCAGGTTATGACTTGTTATTGATTCTGCATGATTTTTAAAATTTGTTAAAAAATCAGTTAATAAACTATCATCTTGATTATGTAACGAAATCAAGGTGATCTTATGAGCAATATCGAACCATCCATCATTAAAATTAGGCCTCACCTCAAGCAGGGCAATGCTTTGAGTGAGGTTGACTATATTGAAAAAGTAACTCCGTTTACTAAGTTTTCAATTCCTCTAGCAATAGAAAAAGTTGCAGCTGGCTTTCCATCTCCGGCACAAGATTATGTAGATAAAAATATAGATATGAATGAGCACTTAATTAAAAATGAGTGTGCAACTTTCGTGGTCCGGGTAGCTTCTCAATCGATGCTAAATGCAGGTATCGATATTGACGACGAACTGATTGTCGATCGTAGTATTGAAGCCAAACATAACGATATTGTGATTGCTTTAGTTGATAACGAATTTACCGTAAAGCGTTTAATGATCGATGCTGAAGAGCACTGGTTAAAAGCTGAAAATCCAGAGTTTTGTGATATTCATTTAAAGGATGGCCAAGAACTTTTTATCTGGGGTGTAGTGACCTTCATTTTAAAAAATACAAGAAAAACTAAATGAAGCATGAAAACAAAGTGTTTGCTTTGGTGGACGTAAATAACTGCTACGTCAGTTGTGAGCGTGTGTTCAATCCAAGTTTGATCGATAAGCCAGTTATTGTCTTATCAAATAATGATGGTTGTGCTGTTGCCAGATCCAACGAAGCGAAAAAACTTGGTATTAAAATGGGAGTGCCGTTGTTTCAAATTAAAGATGTTGTTCAGCAAAATAACGTGATTGTCCTTTCAAGCAATTACACGCTTTACGCTGAAATGTCTCGACGTTTCCATAAAGTTTTAGGCACTTATGTGACCGAATCAGAACAAGAAATTTACTCAATTGATGAATGTTTTTTAGACCTAACTGATTACTACGAAAACTTTAACCTATCCAGCTATGCCCAAGACATGAGAATAACAATTTTAAAGTGGATAGGTTTACCTTGCTGTGTGGGGATTGGTAGCAGCAAGACAGAAGCAAAAATTGCAAATCACATTGCAAAAAAGTATCCGGCATTTAATAGTGTGTGCAATTTGGTGGATATGGATCTCTGTAATAAAGAAGCATTTTTAGCTGAAATTGATGTATCTGAAGTTTGGGGCGTTGGCCGTAAGCACAGTAAGAAATTGCAGGCGATGGGAATTAACTCTGTATTTGATTTGGCTTGTACAGATCCACGCGAAATGAAAAAAAAGTTTTCGATTGTCATGGCAAGAACTGTTGCTGAACTTCAGGGCATTTCATGTATTGAAATAGAACATACACCGCAAACCAAGCAGCAGATTATTGCCAGCCGTTCTTTTGGCTCACGCGTAACTGAACTTGAAGATTTAAAAGAAGCTATAAGTATGTACGCACAAGATGCTTGTAGCAGATTAAGAGATGAATCTCTGCTTTGTGGCTGCATGATTGCTTTCGTGCAGTCGAATCCTTTTGACCCCAATGTCCCTTTTTATAACAAGTCGATTAGTGGTGGTTTTTCAGAACCAACTGATTGTGCGATGGATCTAGTTAAAGCTGCGACACGAATGGTTGGCGAGATTTTTAAAGAGGGCGTGAAATATAAAAAATGTGGAGTAATCCTAACGGGGTTAGAGCCAAAATCTGGCCATACCTATGACTTACTTACAGACTTTGAAACGATTGAGAAGAAAGAAAAATTAATGAAAACTTTAGAAGGGGTGCACCAAAAATACGGTAAGAAAAAATTAGGTGTTGGACCTTGTTTTATACCAGGAAGAACTTGGTCAATGAGTCGGGATAAACTGAGTAAGAATCCGTTCAGAGTTGATGGGCTGTTGACTGTAAAATAATAAAGCCCCATTGAAGGGGCTTGGCGTTATGCGACAAGATATAAGAACATGGAACTACTTAAAATAATGCCCATGATCATGCCGATTAAGATCGGGTATAGCTGCATTTATTACTCCCGTATGGATTTGCTGATTTAACTTGAGTTGGCTTTTGTTTTGGAGATCTTCTTCCTTATAAAAAGCTTTCATTTCACGGATGTATCGAGTGAATTGATAATCTAAGATCATCCAAAAAATAATGAGGGTTAAAACAAGAATAACGATGAAAAAGATTAGGAAATTTGTCATTTAAAAGTACCTTTTTGAAAGTTTTTCTTGTGTATTTTTACATTCCACACAAAGGGTTACAGAACCATAGCGCTGACGCTCAATAGGAATATCATTTCCGCATTCTTCACATTCAGTGAGCGAAGGGCGGCTAAAGTCTTTAGGTTGAATTTGAACCTGTTTAAGTTGTAGTTCTTGGGCAATATCGATTTTGTCTGTCATGCGTGCTCCATTTTCCAAGTACGGTCTGGAGTAGGTAAATTAATTTCAGGATTAGGATGGGCAGGAGGGGAAAGCTGGATCTTGAGTTCAAAAAATCCTTGAGCGGTAAAGCCACACTCTAAGTTTTGACACTGTCCCTGAAATGAACGGAGTAAAGGATTAAGTTCAGTACTTGAACGGATTGAAAAGGGTTCACCGCAGTGAGGGCATTTATAACGGGATCTTGGTCGAGCCATTTCGTTACCTGTAGGTTTAATTATTTACGATTTTATAACAAAATAACTATAAATAGTGATTTATAATAATTTATATCGAAAATTGATTACCTTTTTGTCCTTGCTTTACCCCGAAGCAAGGATTTTTTTTATTTGCCCTTTTTAGCTTTATCAATTCGGGCTTGTTCTCTTTTTAAAGCAATTGTCGCTGTCTTTTTTGTCTTATAGATTTTAATCAGCTTTAACGGATTGCTTTGGTCACCTGAAGTAAGCTTCTGATCTTTTCCATTCTCACGATAAAAAACGATTACTCCGGAGTAGTCGGAGTAGTTGCGACCAGTTCGTTTTTTATTTTGTTTTCTTAATTCTTTATCTCCCTCTTTATCAGGCTCAAAAAGAGTTGAAACATCATCTGTATTCGGCAGCTGTACCTCTAATTCAACACTTGTAGTAAATCCGCTATCCGTTAAATTATGAGTAACGTTAGTACCCAGCCATACAATGTCATCGATTTGTGGTTTTAAACCGGTGAATACAAACTCTTGTTCCGGGATAAGTTCGGGTTGGCCAAAGGCGAAGGTATAAGACAATTTTTGGGAAGAACGTTTGCAACGGTTGAATTCAGCCTGGCAAGCAAGTTCAGCTGTTTTTTTGTCGCGGTGGATGTAACGGATCTCTTTTAAATTTTCTTCATTGTCACCAATAACCACATATAGCTTTTTAGATTTACCAGCATCGTAATAGAACGCTTTAACGCCTGTAATTCGGTCAGTACCGGTACCTGTGGTGTAATTGTGGCCATCACCATCTGATCTAAAAATTTGGGCCGTTGGGAGAGGTAATCCGGATACAGTTTGACTGGCTCCCCGGGGCAATAAAATTAAGTGGCCATTTTTTACTGTAGCGATAGCATCATGTTCGTCTGCAATCCGGGTAATTAGATTGGCATCACTTTCATTTTGAGCAATGTATGAAATTACCCGGTTGGCCAGTGTGTCATGCACAATTGTTTTAAGCGCATATTCAGCACCAACGGTTTCAAAAATCACCTGAATTGATTTATTACTAAAGCTACGTTCACGCTTTTGTTTTAAACCTTCAGATACGTCATTACTAAATGCTGAAATGCTTAATATATCTGGTGCACCGCGATGGGTGACTGATTCAACTTTGTATTTTCCTTTGTCGACTAGACCTGTATTAGACCAACCAATCCACACTTGGATAATTGCGCCTTCAGGTGGAATTTCTAATTGCCCATCAGAATCATCAAGATCAATGTCGACAGAGTCCACAACAAGACCACGATTGTCTTTAATAGTGAGTGAAATTAAACGGTCGACAACGAGAGGGGAGATGTCATTACCATCTACTTCTAGGCGATAAATTGGGAAAGGATATTCAGTTTCAGACTGATATGACTCAGCTGCGTCTTTTAGTTTGTTCGTAACCTGATTAAACATTTATATCAACCTATTCGCTAAGCCACCAGCCATGCCTAGAAGCGTTCCTATTAAAGTTGGTTTCCACTCCTTAACGATTTTTAGTGTCAGGGTAAATTCGGTTTTACGTGCTGCACCATCTTTAAAAAAATAAGTTTTTGTCTCTTCCATATTTTCAATAATCACTAGGCCATAAATCTTCCCAGTACCTTCGATTAGGGTATAAGCCATGCCTGTGTCTGCCATACGACGAACTTGATCTAATACAATTCGGTTGTTGGTCAGTTCGTGGTAGATTTCTCCCTTCAGGGTAATAGTGTCCTCACCTTTACCAGTAAACTGATAAGCTGGGGTAGACCCAACCCGGCTATTACTCGGATGTCTCCAGCTAGTAACACGTTGCAATTCTTGATATGCAGCTGTTCGTAATGAAAATACAAACAGCCCTAATGCCATCATCATTTTGTTTACTCCGTATCAGTTAAGAATCTACGACGAGCATCGCGTTCTTCTTGTTGGAGACGTACCATTTCAGCTCGTAATGCACGTGCTGTTTCACGCACTGGTTGACCGTGCTCCGCTTTAATGGTGATTTGTATGGTGTCATTACTAATGTAGCTGCCACCGCGTTGTGCACGAATTGGTGTTACTGGAGTGACTTTGGCCGTAGTACCCGTACCAATGACATTTTGTGTGGCTTGTTGTGTAGCTTTAACGGGTAAGTTGTGGTTCTGTGAGATACCTAATGCCAGGCCTTGCATGGTGTAGTCACCAATGCCCATGAAGACGCGCGAAGGTGAGTGGATTCCTAACAGATTTCGGGCTTTTTCAATAACACCGGTTACGGCTCCGGAGAGAGCTGCTTTTACTTCACCAATTTTAGAAAGGATCCCGTTTTTTAACCCGGTTAAAAGCATTGCACCAAAGCCGGTGAATTTGGATGGCAGATCTACACCGAACCAGGACAAGACTTTTGCAAATGCAGCATAGAATAGCCCGATAGGGGACCAGTTAATAATTAGGGCAGATACTCCAGTAATACCACCATTGAAGGCAGTTTTAACTGTATTCCAAATTCCTACAAAGAATCCTTTGATAGGTTCCCAATTCTTATAAATGAGATAAGCAGCTCCAGCCACGGCTGCAATAATGCCAAGGATGACTAAGCCAGCTGGAGAGAAAATTGCTCCTAAAGCACTAAACCCAATGCCTAATGTGGAAAAGGTCATTTTGAGCATAGCAAGTGGACCAAGTAGCGCTAAAACTCCAAGTGATAAAGCGCTTATAACCCCAATAATAGCTATACCTCCAACAGCAATTTTTACCAGTGTTGAGGCTAATGCTGGGTTGCGTGATGCCCAATCTTGAACAACTGTCATCACAGCAGTGAATTTACCAAGCATGGTATTAATTGGAGGCAGAAGCACATTACCAATATTGATTGCTAGGCCCGCTACTTGGTTCTTAGCCAACTGAATATTATTGGCTGTAGTTGCTGCACGTGCGGCATATTCAGCTTGCATTGAACCAGCATACTTAGTTTTATCACCTACCATTGAAAGGTTCTTTTCAAGCGCTTCCATATTGGTAAGTAATGGTGCAATTGAACCTAATGACTCAGATCCAAAAAGCTCTTTTAAGGTTGCAGCCTGTTTATATTTATCTAATTTAGAAATTGATTTGATTACTTTTAAAGTTGTGGTTTCAGCATCAATTTGCATATCTTTAGCGACTTGGCCAGCATCTAGGCCTAGATCTTTATAAGCAGCTCTCTGACCTTTAGTTGCAGATTCTCCAGCAACTAAAGCAAGCATCATATTCTTGATACCGGTTGCGGCAATTTCTTCTGCAACACCCATTCCCCGGATAGTGGCACCAAGTGCTGCAATAGATCCAGAAGCAAAACCACCAACTTCACCGAGAGGCCCAATTCGTTGAACAATATCCATGATGCCTTTCGCTGCAGCAGGAGTGTTATTGCCCAGGTAATTAATTTTGTCAGCAAGTGAAACGACTTCTGTTTGGGACATTTTAAAAGCTGTACGCATTTCGGCCATAGCTTGACCTGACTCTTGAGCAGAAATGTCAAAAGCAACGCCCATTTTTACTGCAGATTCTGCAAAACCAAGTAGTTCATTTTTTGCAATTCCAGATTGGCCACCAGCTGCAACGATAGCTGCAATATCCTTGGCAGCCATAGGGAGTTTGGTTGATAACCGGATAATGTCATCACCCATGATTTTGAACTGTTTAGGGGTTTCAAAATTGACGACCTTTTTCACATCAGCCATAGCAGACTCATAGTCAATTGCCAGATGTACTGGAATAGCCATTGCAGCAGCTCCAGCTCCAGCAACCATTAGTCCCTTCTTGGCCAGATCCGAAGCTTTGGCCATACGCCCTTGCATTTGTTCATATTGCTTCTGGGCTTTCTGGTGACGTTCTAAAGATTCTTTTTGTTTGTTAATTTCCATCGTTGTTAGATGGATTTTACTCTTCAGCTCAGATTCATCATCAGCTAGGTTGTCAACACTTATACCAGCCTGATTAAGTTCACGTACTAAAGCCGTCATTTCAGAGCCTTGATTTTTCTGAGCTGCCTTCAGACGCTTCTGTGCTGCTTCAGCACGTGCGAGATCCTTAACCATTTGCTCAGTAGGGGCACCAATATTCATAGCCGTTTTGAGCTGTTTAAGAGTTTCCTTATTCTGTTCAATGGCCTGAGCAGTTTTTTCAGATTGTTCTTTAAGTTGTCTGAACCCCGATACTTTTCTTTGTTGGGCTTCTAATGCCTTCAGTTCAGATGATGTCTTTTTAAAAGCATCTGATAAGGTTTTAGAGCCACCAATGATTGTTTTAATAGGGCCTGATAATTTATCAACTGCGTTAAATAGGACTTCTAATTTTAGGTTCGACATTGGTGGACTCTAATTAGTTAGATTGATTTCTTTTGAGCGCTCTACGATGCCATTTGCTCAATTCAACAATATCCATGTCATCGTAGGTGCTCGGTGGCCAACCGAAGACGACGGCAATATTTGCTATTGCCTCATCTACATCATCGACTAGCTCTAAGCTGTCTGAGCCTTGATTTCCTTCTGTAAAGCTTTCGGGTACAAAAAAGTGACCAAATGCCCTCCTAAATTGGCAAAATCTACAGGGTCCATTTGGTAGATCTGCTGAGGTGTCAGTGCTGGTGATGTAACACGTGGAATTACTTTACAAAGGGCATCTACATCATGATTGTAAATAGCCTGAAGACTGGTACCACTTAATGCTTTTACACCCGGTTTACGAATGGTCACCTGGGTAATAAGGTTTTCACCCATACGAATAGGTTCTTCTAAAATCACCACTTCTTCATTTGGGTTTTTGATTTGTTCCTGGTTAATCGCTTGATCAATTTGATTCATTTGGAAATATCCTAAAAGTTAAATAAAAAAACCTTCTGCAGTACTGGACTACAGAAGGGAAGGAAACTTATAAAATGCCTAAGATGTTGCGTTGTTTTTCAAGACGATCTACGCCACCGATCATTTCTTTCATGCCAAGAATGTCAATTTCGACTTCAACAACACCATTCACTGTCAGCTTGTAATAAACACAGTTGGTCACGACTTTATGTTCTGTGTCTTCACCAGGTGTTGATTCACCACCATCAATTTCTTCATGACGGCCTTTAACAACTACTTCTACGGCATCATATTCGCCATCATCATCGCGCTGGTATGCCCCAGCAAAACGGAGATAAACACCGTCAATTTTTTCCATACCAAATTGACGGAGGGTCAAAAGATCTAGACCACCATAAGTTGACTCAAGTACTAAGCCATCATCGGACATGCCTAAATCGACTTTTACAGTCCCGTTCATACCACCGCCACGGTAGTCTTCGGTTTTACGTGCTAACTTGGGTAAAGTCACAGTCTTAACTTTGCCCAAATAGCTATTCCCTTCATTAAAGAAGTTCATATTTTTTAATTTTGGAGGTAAAGCCATGCGTTATGCTCCTTAAGCTTTTACAGATGCAGCAAAGTTAGCGAGATAGCGATCAGTGATACGTTGTCTGAAGGTCAAATCTTCAAGAGGTGGGACAGGGGTGTAATCGTAATCAGTGGCCAATTTACCCACTTTCAACGTATCTGGAGTATTTGCTTCCGGATCGAACCAGGCGTCACCACCAATGAGGTATTTATTACGCGTTAGTTCACGAAGCTTGGCTTTTTGACCTTCGATAATGTCTGTGGCCAATGAACCATGGAGTGGTAAATCGTTTGCCCACATATGTGCTTCAGCCATGGTGTCGGCCAACACTTGAGCAGTACGTGTATAGTTTTCAAAAGCAAATAAAGGATCGTCTGAACAAGTACGAGATCCCCAAAAACGGAAGCCTTCATGCTGGATTAAAGTTGTCACTTCATTGCTATTGAGATAACCCGCATCAGTTGCTGGGTCTTGCAGATCCCAAGTTACATCAGCATCAATGCCAGTAACACCTGATACTGCAACGTTTGAAAGGGTTTTATGCCAGCCGATTTCATTATCAATTTTGGCTCGTAGGCCCATAGCGACTGCTACAGCTGGAACTGTTTCTGTTTGAGCTGTGGTGGTGTTGAATGCTACAAAATTTGGCCAAATGATCATGAGCTCACGTGCAGCAAATGCTTCACGATAAGCCACAACTTCTTCTTTTGTTTTACAGCCCCATGCATACGCATAAGCCATGGCACGTAACTTTTTGGCAATAACAACCAGTTCCTGAGCTACAGCTTCAGTATCTAAGCCAGGTGCACCTAAAATACGTGGTTGAACACCTAATTTTGATTTAGCAACAAGTAAAGCTTTAAGGCCTGTATATTTACCTTCAGCGGTTACAGTACCAATAACATTTGCTGATTGAGCAGCTTCATCAACTGCAGTGGGTACACGGACCACTACACAAATTGCGTTGGTTTGGTTGGCCATATTTTGAAGTACTTTTGCTAAAGTTCCGTTTTTACCGGCTTTAGCTACTGCAGCTTGTATATTTGTAATTAGTACTGCTTGGTTTTCTGGAAATACTAATGGGTCTGCATCATCTGCAGTTGCAGCGAAGCCTGGAATTGCAGTTGCAATGGTTCGGATTGGCCGCATCCCATCATTGAGTTCAAGGACACGGATTCCGTGGTGGTATTGATCTATAGCCATAAAAAAGCCTGTTAATTGAGGTTTTAATTCAACAAACAGGCTTGCATGACTAAATGAAAAGTGTAAGTTTCTTGGTCTGTGAAAATGGTTTCTACAAGATTGGGTCTTTTTCAATCAGCCTTAAAACATCAGGATTACTCTGCAAAAATTCTGCTAACTTTTGCTCTGGAGAGATTGGCTCTGGTACTTTAGGCTTTGGAATTAAATCCCAATTTACACCATTATATCGAGGCCATAGATCATCTGGCCATTCTTTCGGGGGAGCTACTTCTGTACTGTTACCTGGCATTAAAAAAACACCAGGTTCAAGTGGAGATTCATCAGCCGTGGTTTGACAGATATAAAGACCAGACTGATTGAATTGATAAACTATTTTCTCGCTCATAGAACCTCCAACTTTTAATATTTAATACAGCAGAGCCAAGCAACGTTACGTGGACGTGTTTCGTCACCAATCACCCCAGATGGATTTGGCTGTGAATCTCCCACATCAGAACCATCATTTGTATAGTAATAGCGGTTATCCCAATCAGTACCACCATTCGAACCAAGCTTACCTAGACTTGGCGATGCACCAAAAGGCCAGATAATTGTTGGATCAGCTTCACCCATTGAAAGGTGTTTATGCTTTTGAACTTGTTGGCTTTGTCTACTACCAATAACACGACCAACATCTATACCTCGGCCATCATCTAATCCACGGGGAAACTCTGCGCGTCCGTCTGGCACATTAAAAGTTGTTACCCCATCTCCAGCACCATAAGTTGTTCCAATAGCAGCAAATAAATCTGCATATACTGTTCTTGAAACAGCTGCAAAATTTGCTCTTAAAAAGCCTGGTGGGGCTTTATTCATCGCAAAGTAAACAATTGCACCAGGCGGTAAGCCATTGGCTTTTGATTCATCTTTACTGAAAACATTTAGATTTTGGCGGGCTAACGGCTTGTTTGGAACATCTGCAAGATTCTGATCTTTGGCCAATGGGTAAGGTGCGGATCCTAGAGGATCATTTTGAACACCTAAAATTTTGGTACCCGCTGGATATGACTTTCCTAAAACTGTTTCAGTAGCTCCATTTGCAGTCCAACCATCTACTCCTGTAACTTGATGTAAGCGTATGCCATTGATGTAAACGGCCAAACCGTTAGTTGTAACAGTTGACCATGTCACATGCATTTGATTAGTAGCTAAAACTTGTTCTTCTTCAATCGCATCAACAAAAATATTTACTTCAGCTGCATTTCCCCATTCAACATCACCATCATTATTGGATGCCTTTTTTAAAACTTGGCCAGTGATTCCACCAGGTAAAAGTTTGGCTGTATTTATCGTATTGATGATCCAGCTATGAGTTGCTACAACAACATTTGGATCTATTTTTAGCTCAACAGTACCAACATTACGAACAAAGAATGGTACGCGGAAAACCGTATCATTAATGATCCCGTCTTGTGCAACGGGTTTTGTGATATCAGGCAAATTACCAACCGCAAATAGATTACCGTTGCTATCAAAAACACCTATCTCCCGCATGACAAAATTACCGATATTAGCTGGAATAAGCAGCTCAGCAGTAAATTTCAGATCATTCTCTGGGTCTTGATAAACACGGTTGACTACAGCTCGGAATTTTTCACGAACAAGTGCATTCATGTCTGGATCAAGTTTAATTGGCTGCCCACCACCATCGCCTACAGCCATGTGAGTAATGCGAATTTGGGTACCAGCTGCTTCAGCTTGGGCAAGCAACTGTAACCCAAGCGTTGTATGAATACTTTGATACACCATACTTAAATACTCTTATTAAGGTAGATACTTAAAGCAGTTGCTAATGTTTGAGAAGATGAACGAATAATCCAAGATTCTCTAATGAATGAGTTCAGTGATAAGGTGGAAATGGTCGGGAAAATGGTCACTGAAGTTAGGTCAACTTGAGCAGCTGTTGCAGCTCCTTTTAAAGCTCCATTTTCGTAGATTTCAACACGGTTATTGGTATTCGACATATAGCCAACAAGGCCGCTATATCTTTTGTAGTTATTTGTTTGGTCATAAAATACGTTTGTAATTTGACCATCAGCAACACGCTTATAGTAGAGTCGACTAAGACCTCCATTATTAGATTCTAAATAGCCGGCACTTACACCAGATGCAGCACCATTGTCTGACATATACATGCCTTTCACTGCTTGTGAAGACGATGAACCCGCATCGGCATCATGAAGGCTAGATCCTAAGATCATGCCTGCATTTCCTAAAAATGATTTCTCAGCAATAAGCGTCGATACTGCAGTATTTTTTATGACGTTGTTATCTTGGTCTGTAGCTCGCTCATAAGTACCGGATAAAACTTTCATATCACGACCAGCTAAGTCATAGAGCTTGACCACACTATTACCCACTAATTTTACACCAAAGTCTGGTGAGTAAGCCGAATAGTCCGCAATTACAATACTTTGCTGTAAGGCAAAAATAATTGCTTTAAGTGTATTGGCAAGTGATAAAACAATTCCTCCATCGGCCATCACACGTTGTCGATGTGCTTTTAATGTATTAAAAATTACATCGGAGTTATTATCTGTAATGTATTGAGTGTCACCATTAATGGTTGCAAACAACTTTTTTAAATATTGGGTTTTAGTCGTAGTAATTGTGATGCTGTCAATAATGTTCGGTAATGCTTTATTGCCGGTATAACGATTATTGGATTGGAATACGATGGCCATGTTAAATCACCTCGGCTAAATTCAAGAATAAAATTTTGATTGATTGGGAAGCGTTCATTGTCCCTTCCTCATACACCAGGGCATAAGTCTTGGGATCAAGAGGTATAACGGTTGAATAGCCAACCCGTAAATTTTCTGGAAACGGTTTATATTCATGCGCCCACGACATGCAGTTATCGTATGAAATACGGAATCTAAAACCTTCGCGATTACCATCACCCGTGGTCGGACAGGTCGCAATCATGCGTGGAAAACCATCATAGATAAGTGGTGCTGTCTGTTTGAGGCCTGTTTGACAAGCTAAAGCTGGGGTTCTTTGAGTTTGTTCAAAGACCTGTAGTGTTTTTCCACCATCGATGGATTTTGCAAAAATTAAGTATCTTGATTCAGGTGTCTTTCCTTCATTACGGATGATACAAATCAAGTTTTGCTGTGAATCTAGAGCTATTGAAGTTTCATTAATGATCGGGAAGTCAGGAAAAAGCTGAGCACCGTAAATATTTTGGCCACGGATCCATGTCGCCCCACCATCATCACTGTAAACCGTACCGACTAGGCCATCCGCTTGATATCTAAAAAGAGTAAGAACAATACGTCCTTTAAAGCGGCCGTCCTCAATAAGTACAGCACTGTCGAGCGCCAATGCCCAAGGCTGATCAATTGGACAGTCAATCATTGTTTTTAATTGCCATGTCTCACAATTGTCGAAAGACTCATAAACAAATAATTCACCTATAGCCCCATTAAAAATCAATAAAATACTGTCACGTAATTGAATCAAATGAGGATGGCGATAGGTATTTCCTAACTTTTCACCAATAATTGGAATAGTTGCTGAAATAGTTGCAGTTTTGTTTACTAAATCAAAATCAACAAAACGGCCTACGAGTCGACCATCTGCCTGATCCGTACTCATTGTGCTAAATTGAGTAAATGCTACATAAAGCCGATTGGGTCCAACTTTTACTGCACTCGGCATGCGTTGGTGGTTGGTACCATCAGCTTGATAAGGGCTAACAGTGACTGAATATTTTAATGGCGCATCATTTTCAGTAATTTTTTTATCAATGGATAAGCCAAGATCATTCATCTTATTGATGCTGGCGACACCAGCTCTTATTTCAGAAATACCGAATGTAGGTGGTTCAAAAGCATTCTCAACAGTGCCGTCAGTTCTCTCAAGACCAATAATATTTCCATCGCAATCAGTAAAGACGCGAAGGATACCCGGCATGTCTAATGAACTAATCGCAAAAGCAATTTCATTAAAACTTGAATATTCAGTTGTATAGTCTTGCGCGTAATGTGCCCCAGTTGGATCTAAGTAAGCAGCAAAATCACCTTCACTATCGCTAAACTCATAAAGATTTTTAGAATCTGACTTGGTGATTGATTTGGTAACTGAATTGAGACTACCGAATTCGGTTCTAAAGTTTTCAGATTCAAGTTCACCTTGAGCATTTGCTTTAGCAAATACATTGCCATCAGCATCACTAAGCTCATGAAGGTTTGATGAATCAGTTTTTATAATATTTGATGAAGCAGCCAATGCCGCATTTGCAGAAGTAGCTGCAGCATAATTTTTTGCGTTTGTTTCAGCATCATTAGCACTATCTTCAGCAAATTCCTTAGCATTGGCTTCAGCTTGATTAGCTTTTAAAGTTGCATCATCTTTTGCAATCTGAACCGGGTCATAAGGAGATTTTTTGAGTGTTGCACCATCCCAAATATTATCGCCTTGTCCCCAAGTACCAGACCCTGTATTAGATTCAGCAATTTTTACAACAGAGTTGGAAGGAATTGTTGCTTTGACAGCATTAAACTCCGCGTAAGTATTAAAACCATAGAGACCACCATAAGCCGAAGCGACCTCGTCTTTAGTAGCTGAGTTTTCTTTTAAATATTCAGTACGCTCGAGTAATGCTTGGGCTTGTTGATTTAATACGCCTCCTGCACCTCCTGTTGCCAAATCTGTTTTTTCCAATTGGCGAACAGGTGACCATTTGGGTTGTCCAGTAATATCAACCATTTAATTTACCTTTATACCATCAATATTTTGAGACCCATCAAGCAACCAACTACCATCAAGCACTAATGCACCTGCTGGATTTTTAAATTCGTATTCGTTACCTAGGAGCGTAACTGAAGCGATTTCAGCTTGAAGTTCACTTGTGACAATTAGCGTTGAGTCGATAAGATGTGAACGTAAGTTCTTGTTGTTACGAATGATCGTAAAAAGCTTTTTGTAGTGCTCAGGAGAAACTTCGGCACTACTAGTTTCAATAAATATTTTGAATGTGTAGGGTTCACCAGATGGTTGCATGTTGAACCATTCTTGAACTCGAACAGTAAAACCCAAAGCACCTAAGGCAGCCTCTAAACCGCCAATAGTTCCTTTATGGCAATGCACGTTATATGAAGCTTTGATCACTGCCCGTTTTTGTTCTTCGGACCATGAGATATCCCAATCATCAACTGATTTTTCCCAAGCAAGCCACGGTAAAACTACTTCAGGTGCTTCTAACGGATTATTAAAAGTTCGAGCTGGCGTTGGTACATTAGAAATACGCGAGAATGCATCTTCAAAAGCATGTTCAAAAACGGTTGAGTTCGGGGGTAGTAGCTTCGACATTATTCCCCCTTGATTCTGACTGTGATTTCGTTGCAGTAAGCAGCTTGACCAGATACGGGTTCAATTTTTGCGAGTGGAGAAATCAGATCAACATCAATGACACCCTTCCGTTGAAGGGCGCTGCTAATACCTGTAATTGAAACTTTAGTATTTAGTTTATGAACAGAATTGACATACTCCTGAAGCTTTAGAATTGCGTCTTGAAGAACTATATTTTTATCTGGTCCGTCTTGAATTTCTAAGACAGCTTCAACCCGATAGTGAATAATGCTTGCTGAGTAAACCTGAACATAATCAGTAAGTGGTCTAATAATTTTTTTATTTAAAGACTGATCAATAATATTAATGAGTTCTTCAGAAGCACTTCCATCACCTTCTGTTGAAAGTATATATATTGCTGCAATGCCTTTGTCTGGAGAAAGTGGCTCAACATCTTTAACCCTTACATCAGCGTTCTTGGTATGATAAATATATGAGCCTTCACTACCAGCTGTTGTGTAACCTTCAGGGGCAAGTTGAGTACGTTCTCGCAAAGAACTATCTGACTCCATTACGGCAGGGGTTGGAGGTATAGTTGTGTTGTCAGCTGGTGTGATTTCTTTTCTATATAAATTTCTTTCAGCTGCTTTATGTTCCAAATCATTACCTGAAGCGTAAGCAAGAAGTACAGCAAGAGCGGAGTCATTGGCTCTTTTTCTTAAAATCAATTCACGGTATGCAAACACTTCACCAAGTTTGTAGGCAGGATCTGATTCAAGCGCAATATAATCGCTACCAGACTGTCTCATTTGTTCATGAAACTCGTCTAAGCCTTCTTTTAAAATGATTTCATAATCAATTTGCTCAACTACATCTGGTGGAGGTAGTTGAGATAAATCAATAGCAGTAAGAGATCCAGCCATAATCCACCTAGCTTGTTGCTGCGCCAAAAGATAAAGGGACGCGAATAGAAGAGAGTTGATTGTTATCAACCAGAGTGAAATTTAGATCCAGAACATAAGTTCCTAGATCGGCAATGCTCAGTGAGACGGAATGTAATGAAATTCTAGGTTCCCAGCGGATAATTGCAGTTGCAATTGCTGCGTAAAGCTGCATCTGCAAGATGTCATCAAATGGACCATCAATTAATTGAAAAACTAACGATCCATATTCTCGACGCATTATTCTTGTTCCAACTGGAGTGGTCACAATGTCCTGAATGGATTGATAGATATGGTCCAGATCTACAACTAGATTTTTGCCGTTAGTACGAGACATCATGGAATTGGCTCTCCAGTTGTCCCACCGCTATCACCAGGATGTTTATGATGTAGTTGTGAAATAGATCCAGCTTTAACATCACCTTCAGTACTGAAATCGCCTTTTGAATGACTACTTCCTTGTATGAGTTGACTACCACCTACAGTATTATTTCCTGTAGTGACTGAACTGCCGTTTACGAGTAGATTTCCATTATGAGTTGTACCGCCAGAAACAGAATTTATAGTTAGACCATCATTTGCGTTTATGGTGACACCACCATTTGCATTTAAAGTGACACCGCCATTTGCAGTTAGTTCAACTGTTCCAGTAGGTGGCAGGATGGCAGACAAATGATGTGCAGCAACGTCATAGGCAATGACACAACCATCCGCAAATACTCGTATTTTTTTATTTAAATCATCAGATGGGGCTGGGTGTTCATTGTTATAAAGCCCATAAAAAACTACGCTGGTTGAGCCGATATCACCGCATGGTGAAACAACTATCACTTCTTCACCTTCAGAGGGCGGATCCCAAGTTGAGTCGTTTCCAGAACGTGCATTAAAAAAGCGAATTTCAGGCGTAACGATATCGTCAAGATCTACAGTGACTAGGGGAATTGGTTTAGACGGATTTACAGTCTTGATTGTTCCGAACCGAATCAGATTTTCAAGACGACGATTGATGTCAGCATTCATGCCAACACTTTGCGTTAGAGTTTTTTTGTTTTCAGCAATGGGAGCTTGTGAAAATGGTTTTCACAAGTTGAGCTATTTAATATTGATATGCTTAATGAATGATGACTCAACCAGATTAATCTCTTTATCTGTAAATCCTAGTAATTCACGTTTTGGGTAAAATGTATCTGGAGCAGATCTAGTAGCTCTATCTCTCAAACCATATTGGTGTACTTTTGCAATTCGACTAACTCGACCAATAAAACCAACTGCAATTGACTCACTATTACTTAGTACTTTTAGGTGGGTATTTGATTTAATCCGGGAAAACATTTTTCTTTTTATTTTTCCTTTCTGGTCACGTAAGCGTGTACGTCTAGCTGTATATGCTGAACCATCAGGGTTTTGCTGTGCTGTAATATGCTGGCGTTGGCTTGTTCGTAGATCTCGTCCAATATTCTTAGCTAGTTTTGCTCTTTCACCTGCAGACAAACGATCTAACAATGGTTGAAGATATAGAGCAAGATCCTGAATATTGTTCATGGGTTTTTACCAGGAAAGGGCATATCTAATGAACGTCCTTGAATATCAGCAGTTCGCCATGTTGCCAGTGTAGATCCATCCTTATCTATTAATTCAAAAATGGTAGGTGGACCAAACTCAGTATATTTTGGTTCAGTCGGGTAAGTGATCTCGAATTTCCCTTCAGCATTCTTTTTCACAATGACACGTTCAGTTAAAGGGATTTTAAAATGCAGATCATATTTACTGTTATCAATGAGTTCAGCTTCAAAAGTAATGGCTTCTTTTACCTTATCTAGATTGGCCATGAGTTCAGATTGGTTGTCCATAATCCATGTGAAAAGGACAACGCCAAATACATCTACATCGCCAGCATAGTCAGTAATGATCATATCTAGCGTATAGGCCATTTCAAAACTATATCCATTTGCTGCAGTACTCATTAATTTACCGTCATTGGCGAAGATGAGTAAGCGATCCGGATCTTGGGGTAAATCCGGAATCGCATTAAGCAAATATTCACGTAAAGCATGGGGTTTTTTCATGCTGCATTTTTCTCCCCATAAATAGGTTCAAGGTGATCCCATTCTTTTTGGAATTTTGCTTGATAGCCAAGTTTTTTATATTTTTTGCCGTTATAGAGTGTAAAAACGGTATCCCAATCTTGTTTTCGTAAGGCTTCTAATAAGCCAGGTTTCCACTCAATAAAGCGAATAAACGCTTCGAGTTGGTGACCTTCACTAAGTTGCTGCTGATCAACAAATTCTTGAACAGATGAATAACCAAGATCTTTCCAGTTTTCACCCATGATTTGAAATTGTCCCCAGCTAGTAGATATTAGGGCAGATTCTTTATGAATATTTATAGCCATACTTAAACGTGTATATTCAGCTGCATCACCTTTGTAACCTCCAGTTAATGTATTCACTAAATTTGGAGTAATTTTTACCTGAGAATTAGCAAATGTTTTACCTAATGCCTGGCATAAGTAAAAATACATTCGATGTCGTTCAAATAAAATTTTGGCTTTCCCATTTGGTAGAAAACCTACACCACGACCTTCAACAGCTCCAAAAACTCGAATAACTAATTCAGGAACTTTTAAACGTATTGCAGCTTTTTTATAGTCTTCATCTTTTAAAAATTTACTTACTGAATCACCAGCTAAGGCTTGGCGAGTTTTATCACCGACCTTACCATCAGCTACTAAGCCAAATTTATGCTGGAGTTGAATTACTGCATATTCAGTACTTTCACCAAAATGACCATCTATTGAGAGGGGTTTACCTTTAATACCCTTGTAACCCATCTTGGCCAATTGCTTTTGAAGTGTTGCTACGGCATCACCCTTTGAGCCAAATTTTAAAATCATGTCGTACTCCAAATGAGTTTGGCTACATTACCTTTTGTTCGCCAGATGAGTACTGCAAGAAGGATTGCAAAGATGGCGTCCCAGAGCGTAACTGGATCCTTAAAAAATAAGATATGCACCGATTGTCCTAAAAATGCTGCAATCAAAGTTGCTGCAAAGAAGGAATAGCCACGGTGGAAATTTCCACCATGACTAAAGGTTGCAATACGAAAACCGCAAATGAGATAAGCTAAAACAGCAATGGTTTGAAATAACAATTCGATCATGATTTGCCACCTCGAAAGATATTAAGAATGTCGGAAATCTTCGCGGTTTTAACCCAATCCACAACTTTGATTAATATTAATAAACAAAGTGTTGAAGTGATAAGGGCTGCCACTGCATCAGCTTTTAATAATGTATGTTCTGTAATGAGTGGTGCACTGATATAACCAATACCAGTGGCCAATAACATGTTGCGAATACGTTGGTAGGCATTTAAATCTTTTTCAAAAGTTGCAATAAATGCTGCCCCAAGTACTGCACCTAGCAACGCATTACCATTAATAAATGGAAGCAATGACACTGCACTTAGGGTGGCAATGGTTGCTGTAGAGGTTGTTGGTTCTGGCATAAATTCTCTCAATCCCAAAGCTGAACGCTTTGAACTTTATTTTGTGGAGTTGGGATGTCTGGTAATTGAACTTTAGTACCCATGGGAATGAATGGACCAAATTCCGAAAGATGTGGATTTGCTTCTAATACTCGTTCAACTACACCAGTGCTACGGCCATATTCACGCCAGCAAATTGCGTCAACTGTGTCGTGTTGGATTGCATAGATCTCTTTCATCTAAATCAACTCCACATTCAAGCGACGAACTTTTTTTATATCGCGGATGGCAAAACGCAAATCACGTTTATAGTCATCAATCGTCGGTGTCAGTTCTTCAGCTTTTTGACTGCCATTATTGGTGGTGTCATAAGAACGGTATCGTTCACAGAGTTCTGCACCAGCAGCTGCAGCAACTGCTCGGAAATACAAAACAGCTGCAATAGATTTTCCATTGACCTGTTTAGTTGTAATTTCGACTAGTGTTGGGGCTTTACTCAGTAAACTTTCCAATTGTTCATTAACATGGATTACAGCAGCTTCTATAGCTGGAATTAAACGTTGATTGGTGATACTTGAATCCAAACGTAAAACTTCACGGACATGGTTGCTTGATACCGACGGAAAGAACGGATCACTATTGATTACAACGTCCTGAGTTGAAAAAGTACCGTTTGCAATTAATCCAGACATTTTTATTCTCGGTTAGGTGAGGGGTGGAGATCTGAACCAGAAACAGAGCAAGAGAATGTTTGAATCTGGTCAGATCTGCCCCTCGGTGGGTGCTGGGCACTCGTTAAGAAGAAACTCCCTCAAATACCTGATTACCATAGTCATCTACAACAGGGGAACTATCAGCATTAAGTAATGGTTGAGGTGGGTTTTCTTCTAATTGTTTTTTCAGTAAACGTTCAGACTTTTGAAGGTCTTGCTTACCTCCACAATTTTCATTGTATTTAATGGCTTCTTTTAGCCACTCAACTGCTTGTGAGTAGATCTCTTTCTGTAAGAAAACGCGGCCAATCGCGACAAAAAGCTTTGCTCGGATCTGATCATGCATGCTGAAGTCAGATGTAATGCTAATGGCCTGTTTTAAAACTGATAACTCGAAAACTTTACCTTCAGCATAGGCCGCTTTTGCAGCGTTACCGATTTCTTCAGCAACAATAGATGCAGTATCACGGCTGAAGGTATCAGGCATCGAAAGCCCATGTTTTAAAGCAAACTCAGCAATACGAAGACCATCTTCAAACATGTCGGCGTCAAAGCACCACAACATAATGGTTGTGACAATATCGTCCTTCAGATTAGGAGCACGCTCTTCAATGGAAAGAACACCTTCAACATAGGGCATATATTTGGGGATCAGCGTTGCTTTGTATTGGGCACGTTCAATTTCAGATTTAACGTTACGCAGTAAGTTTTGGTCATTTTTTAATTCAGCCAGTTGCAACATATAAATACTGGCATCTTCACGAACACCACCAAATTCATTTTCAGCCTTAGCAGCTGCCATAGCTGCTAAGGACTGTAGGCGATGTCGTCGAGCTGGACTCAACATAATTCACCTTATTCCTGAATGACGATGTTTTCGACAAAAGCAACTTTGTCGTAGGTTTCAATCACATATGCATCGTTTGAAGATTGATATTCTTCAACTTGATCCAAAGATGCATTATCGATAACTTTTCGACGTTTCCCTGTTTCTTGGAAGTAAATAGACAAGTTATCGAAAGAAGTTACGAGAAACGCATTTTCGGGAAAGAAAGGGACACGAACAGCTGGTAGACTACCAATCTGTTTTTGACTTAATAAAATTTGTCCAGCTAAAGTGTCTTGATTGTCTTTTGTATTATTGACCAGTGGGAAATTCTTATCATTCAGCAACTGACGACCACAAATCACGACTAGATCGGTGTCATCTTGATGAATTTCACTTATCAAATTATTTACGACATCAGTTACAACAGCATCTAAATTTTTATAGTCACCAGTAGGGCCAACTACAACCTTTCCAGATCCAGCTACAACCTCTTTCATATGATGAGAAGGGGCTTTAGTACGAATTTTTTCTAACCAGCCGATGTTAAGATCTTGTAATAAAGGGTTTGCATTACGATCTGTAGTAACGGCAACAGTTGTTCCATGCCAACCGATCATAATCATGTCTAAAGCGATTGCACGCTCTACAAAAGCTTTCCATTTAGCATAGAAATCTGGGAAACGTGCCCAGGCATCCATTTTTTCATAACGTAATGCCACATCAAAATCAGTTTTTTCACATTTATATGTATTAGATTCAAGGCCAGTTGGATCTACTGGTTTACGAGGAGTGCCACCTTTTGTATTGGTTCGACCTGCAATTGTAGAACCTTGATTTAAGCCAATAGCTTCGCCTTCTAATTCTTTAACGGGTTGGATATTAATCCGTTTCAAGAATTCTGAAGATAGCTGAATAGCATCAATCATTTTTTGAGCAATTGAGGGTGTTACATTAAATTTTTTAGATGGATCTGCAACACCATTAACTTTGGCAATTCTCTCTAAAGTGGCCGTAAATTTTTCTCGTGTTAGGTTTTCCATATTTTTAATACTCTACTTTTTCTGAGAAGTTGCCAGTGCTTTCTGGGGCAGGTGGTGTTTGTGGATTTGGTTCTTTACCTAATTTTGATTTCAGATCATTAAAATCATTTTGAAGTTTTGAATGGTCTTTTTTTAGTTGATTTAACTCTTTAAGGGTGTCACCAAAGGTTTGGGCAATTGCTTCGATAGACTTTGCAACTTCATTGAACTGGCCTTTATTCTGATTGTCTTTTTCATCTTGCTGTGGCTTTAGCCAGTTCATAACGGATGAAAAGAGATTAGAAACGGGAGAATCTTCTTCAAATTCCAAAGCAATTTCTTCAGCAGCAGTGAAGAGGTTATCTTTATGCTGCTTTTTAGAGGTAAATGGATTTACATCTGGATTTTTAGATGCAAACTCCATAATTTGTGTACCCAATGAGGCAGGGGTATCAGTAAATGCGATTCCAACTAAATATGCTTCATTGGTATCAGCAAAGCTTGGGTTGACCTCAATTGAGTTAAAAAGCTTCTGTTTTTTTCCATGCAATTCAATGAGGTTGTCAAACGCTTCTAATTGAGCATATAAAGCCCATTTTTTCTGTCCGGCAATTTCGTCTTCTTGCGCTTTTAGCCCAATAACTTTTGCGTAACTACCAAAAGGTGAATCAGGCGTAAAACCTCGGAGATGTTCAATATTTGCTAAAGCGGTATAAGTATTTTGGCTGTAGTTTTTCGCCATTTGTTGAATCCATTCGGGTTCAATTACTCGGCCATCCGTAGTTGCTCCAGCCACTGCAACTCGATAAAACTTGGATTTCTTACTCATGCGTGGTGAATCCTGCTTATATTTGAAAATTCATAATTTACGTAGTAAGCAGAATCGGAATTACCCGAATAAGAATCAATAAAACCCACTTGTGAAAACAGTTTTCACAATGCCATCTAAATGAATCAGTAGATCGAAATTGGCTTAATGAGCCAATGAATATTGAAACCGAAAATCCGCCTCTTTCATTTGATAACCGCCTCTTAGCAAAGTTCTTGTACTGGATGGGGTGGCGAATCAGTTCGATTGCAGAATACTTAAAAGAAAAAGACAAAAATGTTCATGCATGGAAAGCAAGAGAAGAATGGGATGAGCAAGCCCCTGAAGGTAGAGTTGCACAGGCATTAGAGGCTCAACTTGTAAAGCTCATCATCTTAGAGAAAAAAACACCAGGGGATTTTAAAGAAATTGATTTGCTTATGCGCCAACTGGAACGTATGGCCAAAATCAATAAATACAACAATGGCGGTAATGAAACTGACCTGAACCCAAATTTAAAAAATAGAAATACAGGTCCACGTAAACCGACTGCTAGAAATGTGCTTACAGAAGAGCAAATTGAAAAGCTTCTAGAAGATTTCGATGAGGGCTTATTTGAATATCAAAAAGTTTGGTACCGTGCCCGTGAACAACGTAACCGTGCTCTATTAAAATCACGTCAGATTGGCGCTACATTCTACTTTGCACGTGAAGCTTTGATTAAAGCAGTGACAACTGGCCGTAATCAGATTTTTCTGTCTGCTTCTAAAGCGCAGGCTCATGGCTTTAAAACTTACATTAAGGATTTCGTTCTTCAGTCGATTGGTGTGGATTTACAAGGTGATCCAATCACAATCACTCTACCGACCAATGAAACAGTTCAGCTCATATTCTTAAGTACTAATGCTAAAACTGCCCAAAGCTATCATGGCGATCTCTACTTTGATGAGTTCTTCTGGGTACATGGTTTTGCCACACTCAAAAAAGTGGCATCAGCTATGGCAGCCCAAAAACAATATAAAAAGACTTACTTCTCGACCCCCTCAAGCAAATCACACGAAGCTTATAAATTCTGGACTGGTGAAGCATTTAACAAAGGTCGTTCCAAAGACAAACAGGTTGAGATTGATACCAGCCATGATGCATTAAGAAATGGTGCACTCTGCAATGACCAAATGTGGCGACATATCGTCAATATTTATGATGCAGAAAGACAAGGCTGTAACCTGTTTGATATTGACGAGCTGATTGCAGAAAACAGTGCAGATGAATTTGCCAATCTCTATATGTGTGAGTTTGTTGATGATGGCCAGAGTGTATTTCCACTTAGCATCATCCAGCCATGTATGGTGGATTCATGGGAGTTGTGGACAAAAGACTTTAAACCACTAGCAACAAGACCTTTTGGAAATAAGCCTGTTTGGGTTGGTTATGACCCAGCTGAGTCTGGGGATAGTGCAGGCCTTGTTGTAGTTGCTCCACCTGAACCCGGTTATAACAAATTCCGTTTGCTTGAACATCACCAATTCAAAGGTATGGATTTCGCTAGCCAAGCAGCATTCATTAAAAAGATTTGCCAAAAATATCGAGTAGTTTATATCGGGATGGATAAATCAGGCATGGGGACTGGTATTGCTCAATTAGTTCAAGAGTTTTTCCCAAACCTTACTACCTTCACATATTCGATTGATGTCAAAACTCAACTGGTCATGAAAGGTATGGATGTTCTTAACAAAGGCCGATTTGAATTTGATGCTGGCGCAACTGAAGTTGCCCAATCATTAATGGCAATAAAAAAGACCCTCACAGCTTCACAGAAACAAATGACTTTTGAGGCTTCACGTGCTGAAAACATTGGCCATGCCGATCTGGCCTTTGCCATATTCCACGCATTCTTTAATGAGCCATTGTCACTTGAAAACGATGGAAGTTCTAAAAAATCATCAATGGAGATTTACTAAATGTCTGACAGCAAAGTCCAGGCTTTCACTTTCGGAGATCCTGAGCCGGTTCTCAACAAACATGATATTTCTCAATATTATGAAACTTGGTTAAATGGTAGGTATTATGAACCACCAATTAGCTTGAATGGTTTGGCCAAGTCATTTGCTGCAACACCTTATCTTTCTACAGCAATCATCTATAAAAAGAATCAATTGGTTTCAGCTTTTAAATCACATCGATTATTGAGTTCAGCAAGTTTTGAACGCATGGTCTTGGATAATTTAGTTTTTGGTAATGGTTATCTTCAGCGCACTGATAACAGACTCAATCAACCCTTACAGTTTAAAGGGTTAATGGGTAAATACATGCGACGAATGAAAGATCCTAATCAATACTTAATGTTGACAGAAGGATATAAGGAGCATGAATTTAATTCAGGAACTGTGTGCTGTGTAAAAACCTCAGACATTAACCAAGAGATCTATGGTGTTCCTGAATACTTGTCTGCTTTGCAATCAGCTTGGCTAAATGAATCAGCGACGCTATTTCGTCGTAAGTATTACAACAATGGATCACATGCCGGTTTCATTCTGTACATGACGGATTCACAGATTGATGATGAGGATGTGGAAGGAATTAAGCAGGCGATGAAAGATTCACGTGGCCCAGGGAACTTCAGAAATTTGTTCCTTCATGCACCAGGTGGTAAGAAAGATGGATTACAGTTAATTCCTATCAGTGAACTAGCTGCTAAAGATGAATTTCATAATATTAAATCTATTACACGAGATGACATACTTGCTTCTTTTCGAACACCTCCTCAACTGCTTGGTATCATACCTTCAAATGCTGGTGGCTTCGGCTCTATCAGTGAAGCACGTGAGACCTATTGGTATTCAGAAATTGTTCCTGAGCAAACTCGAATAGCCAATACCATTAATGAATGGGCAGGGGAAACCTTAGTTCAGTTTAAAACTTATGATGAAATGAAAAGTTGATTAATTTAATGGAGCTATATTCTAATTTTCATAGAAAAATTATTAAAAAATAATTTTTCTTTTTTTAGCACTAAAATTCAATATGGTATCTTAGATACTTTATGTTAAAATAAAAGAATAAAAATTTTATTATTAGTATTGGTTTTTTATGGATAAGAAGTTTGGTTATATTGTTATTGCAATAACTATTTTTATATTTGTGATTTTCGTATATGGTCTATTCCGTAATTTTATAGAAGTATCTGATAAATTAGATTTTACACCTTTAAAGTATATTTTTGGTTTTGTGTTGACGCTAGTTATACTGGTATCATCTATTTCCTCATATTTGGATTCTAATAAATCTAGTTCTAATTTGTTTTATGAATTAATGTATGGCCAGAGAAAAAGACAAATAAAGCAATATACCGAATTATTTAATAAAAAGATTGAAGAAGGGTATTCCCCATTTAGTGAGAAAAATAATAATCTTAATATGGAGGAGGTAACTAATGTAATTAGAAATAAAATAGAATTAGCTTCTACAGAAAGCTATTTTAAAGAATTTAAAGATAAAGTAAGAGTTGAAGCCATAGTTGATTTTTTTATACAAGAAGCTAAGGGCATAGAAACAAGAGTAAAAGGAGAAATCAACAGGTTATCTAAAAGTGCTATTATTAATTTGTCACTAGGAATGATGCTTAGTATTGGAGGGATATTATATCTAGGAAATTTTGTTGTAAATGTACAAAATTTTGGTAGTATTGAAGAAATGATTATAAATACTTTTCCTAAAGCCATTTTTGTTTTACTTATAGAAGTATTTGCATATTTTTTCTTGAAATTATATAAACAAAGCTTAGATGATATTAAATATTATCAAAATGAGTTGACTAATATTGAGTCTAAAAATTTAGCTGTTCAAATTGCTAAACAATCTAACAATCATAAATTAATAACTATATGTATTGAAAAACTCTTAGGTACAGAAAGAAACTTTATTTTAGAAAAAGACCAATCAACAATCGAAATAGAAAAAGAGCGTATCAGTTCTAACAATAACAATAATACATTACAGGTACTGAAAGATATTTTTAAAAATAAAGTCTAAGTGAAATATTGACCATTCATAGTATCTAAGCTACTCTAAATTTACCACCCACATTGGTGGTCGAGATTGGCGTCTCGTTTTGATCTAATCGCGTGAACCCGCGTAAGCGGTTTTTTTACGCCTGTACTTCTTATGCCTAATTTTTGACGTAAGATTTGTTATGGTGGGTTGTACGGTGGCAACTTCGGTTGCGCCGGATTGATTAGATCATCGGTACGCCAACTCCGTGCAACTCATCACCCTATGATTGGCGTCGTAGTGTGATGAAAACCTAAAGAATAATTAGGAATTTTCGTCATGAAAGAAAATTTTCAGGCAGCAACTCGTCTCGATATAATTTGTCTTCAAAGATTAACTTCTTTGGATTTCGCCCAAAAAACAAATTTTAAATCACGTATCATTCTTTGGATGAAAGGCGGTGCAAAATGAATGCACTCGACTTAAGCCAAGCAGTCTTTATTCAAGATCATCAAATCAAAACAGATAGCCTAAAAGTTGCTGAAGCTTTTGGAAAAAATCATCGTGATGTATTAAAGCGAATTTCATCACTAGATTGTCCGAATGATTTTAGCGAGCGCAATTTTGCGCTGGCTAACTACATAGACGAACAAGGTAAATCTCGTCCTATGTACGAAATGAGCAAAGACGGATGGATGTTTTTGGTCATGGGCTTTACTGGAGAGAAAGCAGCTCAAATCAAAATTGCGTTTATTAACGCATTCAATGCAATGGCGGTACTTCTTCAGAACCAGCAGTTAATAGAACAGCAGGGTATTTCTGTTGGCTCAAAAGTACAGCTCAAATCGGGCAGCCCTGAACTCACGGTTAATCGATTCATCCCAAATGCTGAAGGCCACAATGACAGGGTTGAAGTGATTTGGTTTGGCAACCGACTCTACAAAGAAACTCTTTCTATCCATGCAGTCATACCAGTGCATGAACAACAAAACCAAATGCTCAAACAGTTTTGGGAAGCTATATATCATTATGGTTTAGATAAGCTAAACCATGGGTATAAGGCTGAGTTAATAGCGTTGAATCTAACTCAGGTCTATGAAGTAATCCACGGACTACAAGACCGTAAAATCTTAATCCAGCAACTGAAAGTTAGCTCGAAACCCTATCCTCAATACATGGACACTAACTTACCAATACGTAGCGTATTAACAGGTAAAACAGTCAAGTGTGTTGTATTCAAAAGTCCAGTTTTACTAGGGGAGAACTAACATGACTCCAATACTTAAATCTGGTAACAAACCTACAAATGCAGAAGACAAGCTAGAAACGATTGGCGACTCTCTTTCTAAGCTAGAGAGCTATCTATCTGCGTTATCTCGCATGCACTTTGACGATGACCTACCTAGTGATGAGTTCAATGCCATCATGTGCGGGTTACACCTTCAAGTCCACGAGATCTGCCAGCAAATCAAAGCCTGACTAAAATCTGGAGAGAATGGGCCAAAGTTGCTCATTCTCCTTCAGAGCGGGCGGTTGTCCCCCCACCACACCTGGGCAGTAAATAAGTCGAATACTCTACAAAAAATCAGCCACCCACAATTGTGGGTAAAACGGCTGTAGATATGGCATACGTTAGAGCAAAACCACACAGAATTGATTCTGCATTTTTCTACACGGTTTCCTCAAATTTCTACACAAAGAAAATCATCGAAAAGTCATATCCCAAAATAGGCTTTTTAAAATCAAAATAAAAAATCTGAAATTAGGTAACACGCACTAAAAACTATATATAAACATATGAATTAATTAAGAAAAAGTTGTCACAAAGAAAGGTAACATTAGGGAACAAGTTAAGTAACACAGTAATTAAGTTATTGATAAATATTAATTTGTTTAGTAACGCTCTGTTACCTGAAAAGTGGGTAACTTGTCACCTAGATGTTACTTAAATGTCACTTTATAAAATTAATTAAATAATTATATTATTCATGTATTTAAATACTACTATCTAAATCTGTTACTTTTGTTACCTGTTTTTTTTGTCATTAGAAATTTTGAGTTTTCATCAGTTTGGCACTTCTTTTGAAGCTATATAAAAATCACCATAAATCGTACCTTTCTCCACATTTACCCACATATTTTTGATTAAACCTCTGTTATTAAAATCTTTTCAGATCCCGACCCTCGGGACCATATTCAGAATCGTAAGATTCTACGAAAACCCCTAAGCTAACGGCTTAGGGGTTTTTTGTTGGGCAAGTTTTTAATTTGCTAAAAGCTTCGGTTGTATTAAAGATGCGCGCGAAACCTATTGGTATTCAGAAGTTGTTCCTGAACAAACACGAATTGCTAATACAATAAATGAGTGGTCAGGATAGACTATAGTTGAGTTTAAAACTTATGATGAAATGAAAAGTGGATTAATTTAATGGAGCTATAATTTAATTTTTCTTTTTTATTGGTACTAAAACTCCATATGGTATCTAAGATACTTTATGTTAAAATAAAACAATAAAAATTTTATTATTAGTATTGGTTTTTCTTTAATGAATAAAAAGTTTAGTAATATTTTTGCAGCAATAATGACTTTTGTAGTTGTTCTTGCTGTATATTTCCTAATTCGAGATATTATGGAAATGTCTGATAAATTAGATTTTACACTCTTAAAGTATGTTGTTGCATTTGTAGGAATCCTATTTGCATTAGTATCTACAATTTCGCTATATTTGGATTCTAGTAAATCTAGTATTAATACGTTAAATGATTTTGTTAATAGTAATAAGTATAAAAAATTAAAGTTATATAGAGAGTTAGGGGGTAAAAATATTGAGGAAGGTTATTCCCCAGTTAAGAAGGAAAATAATAATCATGAAGTAGAGGAAGTAACTAATTTAATTAGAAATAAAATAGAATCTGCTTCTACTGAAAGTTATTTTAAAGAATTTAGAGAAAAGGTAAAAATTGAAGCTATAGTTGAATTTTTTTTACAAGAAGCTAAGAGTATAGAAACAAGAGTAAATGGAGAAATCAATAGATTATCTAAAAGTGCTATCATTAATTTGTCCCTAGGAATGATGCTTAGTATTGGCGGAATATTATATCTGGGAAGTTTTGTAGTAAATGCACAGTCATTTGATAGTCTTGAGAAAATGTTTATAAATACTTTTCCTAAAGCCATTTTTGTTTTGCTTATAGAAGTTTTTGCATATTTTTTCTTGAAACTATATAAACAAAGCTTAGATGATATTAAGTATTACCAAAATGAGTTAACTAATATTGAATATAAAAATTTAGCTGTCCACGTTTCAAAACAATCAAATAATCATAAACTATTAACTTTATGTGTTGAAGAGTTCCTATCAACAGAAAGAAACTTTATTTTGGAAAAAGACCAATCAACAATTGAAATAGAAAAAGAACGTATCAATTCTAATAATACAAATAATACATTGCAGGTAATGAAAGATATTTTTAAAAATAAAGTTTGAAACCTTTATTGCTCCTACTATCCCTGTACTCTACGTTATGGAAGATCGGATAGGGAGAGGAAAGCTTGTCGTTTCCTTTCTGAATGTCAAAAGACAAAGATATACCTATAATAAAAGAAGAGAGTTTTAAACTCCCTTTTTTTTATGCAGAAATTGCAGCTAACTGATCTACAAATATCTTAAAGCTATCCGATTTAGCAATTACAGGTGGATGATTTTTTTGTTTTTTAAAATCTTTACTATGTTCAATATATTCCTGAACTTTTTTAGTAACAGTATTCAAAGATTTACTTTGTCTTCGCATAACAGCAGATAATTCAGTAGCGCAACCTGTAATTTTACAGTTTTTTGTTCCATGATACGCCAGTAACCAACACTCTAAACTATGTACTGAGATTGCAAAAATAATTTTTTCTTTATAATAATCATAAGTATCTGGTTCAAAATTATCCATCCATTCGATCATTTTAAGTCGAATATTCTCATAAAAGGCTTGATGATCTGAATCGGCAAGGTTAATTGGGGAGACTCCAAAATTTGTATGCTCACATACATCAGTATCAATTTGAACAACAACGTAATCTGTACTTACGATAGTATCTTCAAAATGATCTGATTTTAAATATTCAGCAACTAACTCCCAACCACCAAATGTACCAGTTTCTGTTTTCTTATGGGTTTCATCTAAATTGGGTTGAATTGCTCTAAACTCTGCATCCGCGTAATAAGCTTGGATGATATGTTTCAAGACATGAAAGTCTGTGACCCCTTCACAAATAAGTCCAAATTTCAT